CCACCTTGCAAGGCCGTGCAGGAGCGATCTGGGGGCGGGCAAGCGCCGGATCAGTCTCGGTAACCGACATCCTCCCGGCTAGCAACGCCGCCGTCGTCCGGCTCAGGTTCTCCGCCGGTGCGATTCTCGCTGTGAAGGTGGCCCCTGTCGCGGGCGGGACGAGCAGCATCCGGCTCCGCGCAGGCCAGGGCGCCGTTCAGGCGGCCATGTCGGCGCCGCAGACGGGCTCCGCGGGGACGGTCAGACTGGGCGCCAGTGCCGGGAGCGTCACCGTGGCTCAGGTGGTCGCCGTGACCGGCCGGGCTGGCGCGCTGTCGCTGCGGACTTCGGCTGGGCAGGTTGCGGCCGTCCAGGCTGCCGCCATGCAAGGCGCGGCCGGGGCGATCCAGCTGCGGACGTCGGCCGGCTCCTTCACGTCAGGCGCGATCGCCGCACCTGCCGGTTCCGCGGGCACGGTGCGCGTACACGCCTCGGTGGGCGCAGTCAGCGCCGTTCAGGTGGTGGCCCTTGCCGGGTTCGCGGGCAGCCTCACGGTACGAGCATCTCCCGGTCTGGTGTCCACGGGCGCGGTCAGCGTCCACAGTGGGGCGGCGGGCACCGTACGCCTGTCTGCCGGGCGGGGGACAACCAGCACTGTGCAGGTGGCCGCGCTGGCGGCTGCGGCCGCGGCGGTCCAGATCCGAGCGGCCGGTGCCGCGGTGGTGGCCGGGCAGGCGCAGACGGTTAGTGGCGGGGCGGCGAGTCTTCGGCTTCGCGGCGGGGCGGGGTCGGTCGAGTTGGGCGGGGCGTCAGCCGCCACCGCTGGCCGGCCCGGGACGATCCGAGCTGCGGCGGGCAGCGGCGCCGTCTTCGCCTCGCAGATGGTCACCATGTCCGGGGCCACGGGATCGATCAGTCTCCGCTCGGGGACCGGATCGGTTGTCACGACCGATGAGCCGGCGATTACTGCTGGCGGTTTGATGCGGCTGCGGGACAGGCCTGGGCCCTCGATGAGACTGCGGGACAGACAGCTGGAGGGCGTGTGAGCTTCGATCTCGGCGACAAGGTTCCGCTGTCCATCGCGATCACAGACGCCTCTGGGGCGCCGGCTAACGCGGGATCCGTCTCGCTGACGATCACCCTGCCGGACGGCAGCACCGTGACGCAGGGGTCGATCCCGCCCACCTCGACAGGCGTCTACGACTACGACTACGAAACGGTGCAGGCCGGCGTGCACCGGGTGCGGTGGCTGGCCACGGGAGTGAATGCTTCTGCGTTCACCGACGTGTTCGATGTAGAGCCCGCTGAAGGCACGCCGTTCATCAGCGTGGCCGACGCCCGCAATCACCTGAAGAAGACGTCGGCGGACGACGAGAAGCTCAGGGGCTTCGTCGCGGGGGCGTGCCAGATGATCGAGGACCGGATGGGGCACGTCACCCCTGTCACGCTCACCGTGGACGGGTGCGGCCGCACGGTCATCCTGGAACGGCCCGTCATCTCGGTGATCTCGGTGATTCGCCTGCCTGGCGGCGAGGCGATCCCCGCGGCGGACCCGGTGGCTGGCACGGATGGGTGGACGCTCGACGCTGGCGCCGGAGTACTCACCCTGTCGCGGCACTACGGACGGGTACGAGCCATGATCCGTGCTGGCCGCTCGCCGCTTCCTGGCCATTTCCGCCTGGCGGGGCTGGAGCTGATCGGGCACCTGTGGCGCACGTCGCAGCACAACACGTCGGGCGGGCGGCCGTCGCTGGGGGTCGACGAGACGGTGGTGCCGGGCGTGACCTACGCGCTGCCCTACAACGTGCGCCAGCTGCTCGGGCTCGACAAGCGGCCACAGGAGGAGGTGCTGGTCGGATGAGCCATTTCAGGGTCAGGCCCAGCCTGACCTCCAATGAGCTGGGAGGACGTGGGTGACGCTGCCGACCGTGAGCACGGTCCCGGCCTGCCTGGACGCGCTCGTGGCCGCTGCCAAGCGGGCGCTGACCGGCGTACAAGTCGTTGACGGGCAGCCGTACGACGACATCGACGACGACCTGGTGATGATCGCGTTCACCGGCGACCCGGGCGACCAGGCGGTGACGGTCAACCGCTCCCAACAGCAGCCGACCACGTCCCCGGATCGGGAGTCGTACGACGTGACCTGCTTGGCCGCGTCGTGGGGTGGTCACGAGACGGATCCGGTGCCAGTGCGGAACAAGGCGTACTCGTTCGTGAACGCCATCGCCGCCGAGCTCGCCAAGGACACCACGCTCGGCGGGGTGATCGGCCGGTCGCGCATCTCGACGGACGCGTTCGCCCAAGCCCAGACCGAGCGAGGCGCCTGCGCCGTGGTCCGCTTCGTGGTGCACGTCGACGCGTTCACCGGGCGGTTCTGATGCCGCGAGTCCTGGTCGAGGGCGCCAAGGAGATCCGCTGGTTCATCAAGCAGTTCGACCACTTCCCGAAGGAGATTCGGCAGGAGCTCCGGCCTAAGCTGCGCGCGATCGGCACGGGGGCGTTGGCGAGTGTCCGGGCGCAGGCGGCCTGGTCGACGCGGATTCCTTCGGCGACCCGGCTGAAGATCGGCCTGTCGAAGCGGAATCCGGGCCTGGCGATCGAGGTGAGCCGGACCCGCGCGCCGCATGCGAGGCCATACGAGAACAACGACCAGGACGGGACGTTCAGGGCTCCGTTCTTCGGCGACCGGGACCGCTGGTACGCCCACCCGGCCCGGCCGTTCCTCGTCCGGGGGGCGCGGCCGCACTTCGAGCGGGTGGACCGCGAGATCAAGCAAGTCGTGGACGAGGCCGCACGAAAGGCGGGCTTCCGATGATCGAAAGGGGGGCCCATGGCCCTTGATACCCGCCTGTTCCTAGACCTGGCGGCCAACTTCACCGGCACGTCCGACCTGACGACACCGTCGGCGCCGATCGCGGTGAAGCGGCAGATCAACCTTCTCTCTGGCACGGGCGCGGGTGCGGCAGACCTGGTCTGGGCCGACACCCGCACCGTGGCTGCGTCGGCGACGGACAGCCTGGACCTGGCGGGCGCCCTGACGGGACTGCTGGGCGGCACGGCCACGTTCGCGCGGATCAAGGGCCTGATTGTGGCCGCGGCTGCAGCGAACACCAACAACGTGCTCGTGCAGCGGCCAGCGTCCAACGGCGTGCCACTGCTGTCGGCGGCGTCGGCGAACATCGCGGTCAAGCCCGGCGGCCTATTCGCCTGGTTCGACCCGAGCGCGGCTGGCGTGCTGGTAACGGCGGGCACCGGAGACCTGATCGACTTCGTCAACTCCGGAGCCGGCACATCAGTTACGTACGACGTCGTCATCATCGGCGCGGCGAGCTAAGGGGGGCTGTCGTGGAGACCGTACGCATGTACCACCCGAGCATCGACGACGGGAAGCGGATCATCGAGCGGCCTGCGTCGGCGGTGCCGCAGCATCTCATGGCGGGCTGGAAGGTCGCCGACGAAGCGACGCTCACCGAGACCGCCGTGCAACTGCTCGTCGACGGCGGCCTGTCGCGTGAGCAGGCGGAACGGATGGTCGGAGCGGAGCCGCCCGGCCCGCCGCCAACCGAAGAGCCCGCTACTGAAGCCCCGGCAACCGCCGGGGCTTCTGCTTTGCCGGACACCGAGAAGTCGCCGCGGGGTCGGCGTACGAGGGGAGATGAGTAATGCCTGCAACGCCGATCACTCCGGTCGCCCGGTATTGGTCCGTCGGGGTCAACAAGTGGATCTGGTGCCCGTCGATCGCGAACAAGGCCGCGCCGACCCGGGCGGAGATCAACGCCGGGACCGACCTGACTGGCGAGGTGGCCGGGAAGGAGGGTTGGACCACGTCGTCCGAGCAGATCGAGGCGCCGGACGCCAACTCCCGGTTCAAGCCGAAGATCCCAGGCGCGATCACCGCTGAGGACAGCTCTCTGACTTTCTACGCCTCGCCGACTGGCGTGGACGCCCGCTCTGTCATGCCGCGTGACACCACCGGGTTCATGCTGCGCATGGGCGGCGGCGACGTGGCCGGCCGAAAGATGGACGTCTTCCCCTGCACGGTCAGCGCCATCTCGAAGGAGTTCGGCGGCACCGAGGAGGACCCCGCCCGCGTGACGATCTCTTACTCGATCACCAGCGAGCCCGCTGAGGACGTCACCATCCCGGCGTGACGCTCTGGCGCATGGTCTGGGCGGACCTACTCCGCCTGGGCCGATCCCTTATCCGCACCCTCGAAGAACTGCGAGAACAACAGATGGCCCTTCTCAGCAAGGAACAGATTTGGCAGGCCAATGACATCACGTGGGAGGACGTGCCGTGCCCGGAGTGGGGCGGTGAGGTCCGCCTGCGTGGCCTGCAGGGCAACGAGCGGGATGAGTTCGAGGCCAAATCCCTGAAGAAGGGAAAGGGTGGCCAGCGCGAAGTCGAGATCAAGAACCTTCGTGCCCGCCTGATCGCCGCCTGCGCGATCAACGATGACGGGTCGCCGCTGTTCACCGCCGGTGACGTGCTACGGCTCAGCCAAAAGAGCGCCGTACCCCTGGAGCGGCTCTTCAAGGTCGCCCAGCGGCTGTCCGGCCTCTCCGATGACGACGTCGAGGAGTTGGTCGAGGATTTCGACGACGGCCCGAGCGGCTCTTCTACTTCCGACTCGCCGCCCACCTCGGCTACACCGTCGGCGAGCTCCTCTCCCGCACCTCCTCCCGAGAGCTGACCGAGTGGCAGGCGTATGAGCGCCTGACCGGCCCGCTGGGCCAGCAACGCGACGACGCCCTCACCGCCATGATCGCCGAACGGGTCACGAACTCATTCGGCAGCCCCAAAGGCCGAACGCCGCCGAAGATCAAGGACTTCCTCCCCGACTGGGGCGCGACCGGGGAGGAGACCGATGGCGACGCTGAAGAACCTGCTGATCAGGCTGGGGATCATCGCTGATGACATCGACGGCCCCGTCAACCGCACGAACCGCGGGCTGGAGAGGGTCGCGCGCCAGTGCGACCAGACCGAGCGCAGCCTCGGCAAGCTGTCCCTGCGCTTCGACTCGGTAGGCAGCGCCGCCTCCGCGTTGACTTCCCGCATCGCAAGCTTCACCGGGTCCCTCGCGTCGGCCGGCGTGAGCCTGGTGACCGGCGCCACGCAGATGGCGCTGCTCGCGTCAGCGATGGCATCGGCCACCACGACGGCGGCCGGGCTGGCCGCCGCTCTCGCCCCTGCATCAGGCGCTGTGGCGGCGCTCCCCGGTGGCCTGCTGCTCGCCGCGGCCGGGATCGGCACGTTCAAGGTCGCCTTGTCTGGAGTCGGCGAGGCCTTCGCCGCCGCATTGAGCGGCGACTACCAGAAGTTCATCAACGGCATCAAGGACCTGTCCGGCAGTGCCGGTGAGGTCGCCTACGAGCTGTTTCAGCTCGCCCCGGCGTTCCAGGACATTAAGACCTCTGTTCAGGGCGCCCTGTTCGCGCCGCTGGTCGGGCAGATGCGGTCGCTGCTGCCCGCGGTCTACGCCGTAACCGACGGCATGACCGGGGTGTCTGCCGCGTTCGGGCAGGCCGCGCTGCGCGTGCTGGAGTTCGCGCGGGCAAGCGAGACGGTGGACGCGATCAGCAACGTGTTCGCCTCGCTCCGACAGGCGATCGAATCGGCCCTGCCTGCCATCAAGCCCCTGCTCGGGGGCTTCCGCGACCTGGGCGTCGTTGGAGCGCAGTGGCTGACCGAACTCGTGCCCGGCGTCGCCGATGCCGCCGCGCAGTTCGGGCGATTCCTGACCCACGCCGCCGCGAGTGGCCAAGCGCTGCGGTGGATGGACGGCGCACTGGCCGTCTTCCGCCAGCTCGGCGCGATCCTTGCTGACGTCGGCGGCATCATCGCCGGGATCTTCCGCGCGATCCAGGCCGACGGCCAGAACGTCCTGGGCGTCTTCGGATCGCTGCTCGACGGGCTGCACGCCTTCGTCGACTCGGCC